GGCGCGCAGCGCCAACCCGTCGGCGGCGGTTAACGCTTTCACGTTGACATCCAGCGGCGGCGTGTCGTCGGCCGACGTCGCGGGCACGGCGGGCACGGCGGGCGCGGGTTTCGCGAACGGATCGTTTTGGTCACGTTCCGCCAACGCCGCCAACGAAAAATACTGTTGTTGCAAATACGGCGTGTCGCCGCCGCGCACGGGTCCGAGTCCGAAATATTTGTGTCGCGCTTCGTTCGGCGACAATGCGCCCGACCCGATGGCGTCCGCCGCCGCTTTGGTTTTCGTGGCGGTATCCATCCAAATCAAATCGTCGATGTCGAGTTCGGTTCCGAGCGGCGGGTTAAGTTCTAACCCCTCGTCGAGCGACAATTCGAAGCACGCGACCAACGTCTGTAGACACTGCGAGTAATACAACTGCAACAGTTGTTCGGGACTCGCCGCGGGCGATGATTGCGCCGCGCCGACCATGACGGCGGGCACATGGAAACACGAACAAATCGTTTCCGCGGACCATTTCAATTGATCGATCAACTGCGCGTCGACCGCCGACATGGTCATTTGCTCGTATTTCAATCCGTCGCCCAAGACCGCGACTTTGCCGACGTTCGCGCCCGTAAAGTTGTCGTCCCAATATTTTTTCAAGCGCGCCGCGGTTTCGTCGGCAATCGCGCCGGGCGCAGTCAACACGCCGCCCGGGTTCGACCCGTTGCCGAATAGCGCCGACGAATTCGCTTGAATGTTCAACCCTTGCAGCGCCGCGACGCCGCACGCGTAGATCGGGCCGACGCCGATCAACGGATGGAACAACGGGATCATCAGGTCGTGAATCATTTCGCGCGCGGGCACGACAACCGAAGTCCCCTGCGGCGGCGCGGGAATGCCGTTTAGATCGTCGGCGGCGAGTTGGTAATACACCGCGCCGTCGGACGCGACTAACACCGTGACGCGCGCCGGGTCGAGCGGATAGAGGGCGGACACGACGCCGCGGTCGTCGCGTTGCTTCAGAACATACGCGTTCCCCTGCAACAACTTGGACGCGATCCACGTTTCGATAAATTTGATAATGGATTGGTAGCGGTTCGGTTTCCGTAGGACGGGCGAATACGCCGGGTTGGTCGTTTCAAGCCACACGTCGTCGTCGTTTTGTTCGACCAAACGCAATCGCATCTTGGCAATGTCGGACGCGATCAACGTGACGCACGAAAATACGTAGGGATTGGCAACCGCGGACGGGATCGCGAGTTCTTGGTTTTGTTGCCACGCGCCCGTAAACGGTTCGCGCACGACCGCCCGCCAACCGCGATCCCATGTCGCCGAGGACACGGGACGCGCGGCGGCGGGACGTGCTAAACGAACGTCGAGTCCGAACAACCGCACGGCGGGATTACGCCGTTTTGGTCGGCGTGGCGGATGTGGCGGGCGTGTTTGCCGCGAACAATCCGGTTGGCGCGGGCGGCGTGTAGGCCGCACCGCTAACGTATTTCACGGCGGCGGTTCGTCCGCGTTGCCAGTTAATGAACCGCTCGACGCGAAGGCCGATCAGGTTGTTTTGCCACAACGACGTCATCACGACGGTTGCATCGGGGACCGCCATGGGCGCGCTATCCATCTGCACCGACGCCTCGCGACTCACGTCGATATTGGTTTGTCCCTCGTCGGCCATCAGGATCAACGACGGCGCAGCAAGAATCACGTTCGTGCCGACCGCCGCCGACGTGATCACCTGTATGCCTTCGAAGGTTCCGCCCGCGGCGGACATGCCGCCGAACATCGCCGCGCCGTTGTTGCGATACATCGACAGCCCAAACGCGTTCGCCTCGCTCATAATGAGCACCGCGCCCGATAGCGGAATGTTCTGCGAGGAAAACGCCGCGACCAACGCATACACGTCGCCCAACGGATTCGTTGACGTGATCGGCGTCGTGCCGTTGGTGATCGACCCGGGCGACACGTTCGCGACCGCGGCGACGGCCGGATCGGTGAACTGTTGATCGAGGAATGCGGCAACTCCGGCGATCATGTCCGCCCGAATGACCGCCTCCGCGGACGGCGAACTGACGCGCGCAAGTTCGTCCGTAAACACGATGATCCCGGCCGCTTTCGAAATGCCGAGCGTCGTTGACGCAAAAAGCAACTTGCTAACCGGTTTCGGCGCGGCTTGCCCGACCCACCCATACGATCCGCCCGCCGTTTGCACGGGGACCGACGTATTAAAGGGCACCATGCGCAGTCCGTTGATCTTGCCGATGATGGTTGCCGGGCGCAGCAGTTCAAGAAATTCGTTCGTCGCGTTTTGCACGACGGCCAACGGTCCCGCCCAATTCGGATCGGTCGTGGTGCCCGCCGCAATCGCCGCCTTTGCCCACAACTCCACCTCCGGCGTCGAGTCCTTCCATTGCTTCGCGATTTCAATCGCTTGCATTTTGTTACCGTTCGACGCGAGGACGGCCATGGCGTAACGGACAAACGCGGTTCCCTTCGGAACGTTGGCCTTGACGGAAATCGGCGCGCGCGCGGCGAGGTCGACGACGCGCGCGGCGGGCACCGCGGGCACCGCGGCGGCGATCATCAATTTTTCTTGGTCGCGCAACCGCGTCAAATGCGCGTCGATGTCGACCACGTCGGCGCGGAGTCCGTCGTATTCCTTCGCTTGGATATCGTCAAGCGTCGCGTTCGCGTCCTCCGACACTTTCATCAGGTCGGCCATCCGCGCGACTTTTGCGGCGCGCGTGTTTTCCCATGTCTTGATCGCTTCGTTCGTGGTTTGCTGTTGCATGGTTCGCGCGTCCTTTATCGCGCGGACGGGTTGACGGTCCGCAACGCCGGACGGGTCGAGGGCAAACGCGCCCGCTAGCGATTTAATGACGAGGACATTCGCGTCGACATTGGCGGGCACGGCGACAACCGACAGTTCGACGACTTCGATTGCCAGCAACTTAAGCGTGCCGTCCTTCAAAAATTTCGCGCCGTTGTCGAGGACGCGAAACCCAATCGACACGCCGCGCAGCAGTCCCGCCGTCAGCGAATGCCACGCCTCGTCGACACGGTCGCGCACGATGCCCGGGTCGGCGACGTCGGGGATCGACGCTTCGAACGCAATCGTTCCGTCCGCCGACGGCGGGAACAACACCGCCGTTCCAATCGGGCGTTTTTGGTCGTGGTGAAATAAGAGCGGGATCGGATTGCGGAACGTGACGCCGTTCGGGTCGACGCGGTGTCCCTGCCGATCTAGGGTCGGCGTGGACGCAATGCCCGCGAACACGCGGCGGGCGGCGTCGAACGATTTAACGTCGAGGACGGCGTAACCGCGTTCCATCGGAAACGCGGTCGAGCATCCGCCCGGCCGGGCAGCGGGCGTGAGTTTGGATTACGGAATTCGATGGGACGACGGCGATCCATTCGCGGCGCGCAACAATCGCCGGACGTAATCGGACACCGACTCACGGGCGGCGCGCGCATTTTTATACGTCGCGTCGTATTGTTTCGAGGGCAACCGTAACATCATCGGGACCGACGGATCGTCCGGGTCGAGCGGCGGACGACCGACGCGCCGACGCTTGCCGGTCACGCGTTGCCACCCGCGAATACAAACATTTGATATTTCGACGCGCGTTCGGCGGGTCGCACAATGCGCCGCATGTTCGCCATGACCAACGCGGACGGTCCGTCGATCTTGTCTTTTGATTCGTCTTTATCTAACCGGACTTCCTGATTTCGCCCCGTGCGCAACACCGCGTTATACATTTGCCACGTCAACAAATCGTTGTTGTCGTGTAACAGTTTGCCGTCCGCAATCACTTTTGCGACCGACCGGATCGACTCGTTGAGGGCGAACCCCTGCGGCGTGTCGATCATCGCAATGCCCGCCGCTTGCAGATGGATCGCGAGTTGTTGCGCGAAGCGTTTATCGTAGGCAATTTCCCGGACGCCGTCGGCGCGCGCGTCCTCTAGAATTTGCGCCTCGACGATGTCCAAGTCCGTCGTATCGCCGTCGGTCACGTCGAGCAATCCCGCGCGTTGCCACTCGGCATACGGGCGGTTCGGCTTCGCGGTCAACGTCGCCCGCGGCAACCAAAAGCGCGCGCGCACGACAAGATCGCCCGTCGGCAATTCCCATAACCGGACCCACGCGGCGAAATCGTCGGTTAACCCAAGGTCAAGCCCGCCGTAACACGGCGCGCCGATCAAGTCGGCGGCGGTCACGGTCCGCAGTCCGGCCGCGCGCCACGACGCCATATCCCACGCGGGCGTATGCGCTTGCGTCCACACGCAAAAATTTAGACGCAACACCGTATTGGTTTCCGCCGGGATGTTGCGCGCGGCGGCGACTTGGTCGTCTAAATACGCTTGTTGGATCGACGCCCCGAGGTTCGGATTAACTTTGATATGGCACCCGCGGTCGACTAGCGGGTCGTCGCCGTCGTCGAGGGCGCAGACATACGCGAACCATCGTTCGTCGTCGACAACGCGGTCCAGCACGCGGATCGAATGTTCGTGGTGCTGCCAACAAATCGACGACCGGTCAAATCCCGAATTGGTGATTTCGGGAAACATCGCGTTTTGGTTGCCCTTCGCGCCCGCGCGGATTTTCGTGCACGCCTCCGCGTTCGGATGCTCGTGCACTTCGTCGATGAGTCCCATATGGGGACGCGTCCCGGACTTCGCGCCTTGCTCACGGGAAAACGGCCGGAAAAATCCCAACCCATACGACAGGTTGTGCACGTGTTCGATCCCGCTTTTTTGTATGCGCTTCGCGAGTTCGGGCGACGCGTCGACCATGCGGACGGCGTCGCGGAACATGATCATCGCTTGCTCACGGTCGGCGGCGGCGGCGTAAATTTCGGGCGCGATTTGCCCGTCCGCCATGAGTCCATACAACCCAATCGCGGCGAGTAGCGGCGTTTTCCCGTTGCCCTTGCCGACTTCGATAAACGCATTCCGAAACCGCCGCCACCCGCCGTCGCGCCAGATCCACCCGAACAACGATCCCACAATGAACGCTTGCCACGGTTCCAGTAGGAACGCGCGCGGGCGTCCGTCGGCGTCGACCACGTCCGGCAACCGGACCCATTGTTCGATAAAGTCGATTGCGTGGTCGGCGGCGGCGGGCGTGAACGTGAACCCTTTCGCGGCGGCGGTCGCCCGGTCGCGGATATGCCGGTCGCACGCGGCGCGCACGTGCGGACCCGCGATAATCCGTCCCGCGCGCACGTCCCGCGCGTAGCGGTCCACGCGATGTAACGGCGGACGCGGCACGTTACTTGACCGGACGCAATGCCCGCTGGAACGTGGCGAACGCGTCGGCGCGGTCGTCCTTCGGACGCGTCGCAATAATCCGCGACCGCGACGACGGCGTAATCCCGAGTTCAACGGCGGCGCGCAGCATCAACGTAAACGCTTTATTCGCCATGTTGAACACGGGCGACGGCGTCGGAAATCCGTTCGGCGAGGTCACGATCAACGGCGCGCCGCGTGCCGCCGCTTCCAACGCCCGCCATTGCCCATACTTTTCGCAGTAGGCCAGCAACACCGACCGATCAACGGTCGTCACGTGCCCGCGCGACGTGAGGGTCCCGATCAACCGTTCCCATTCGGCACGCGCCGCCGGGTCGGTCAAGTCCTCCGGACACGCCGGATCGATCAAGTCGTGTTGTGGTTCGTCGCCGTTCAATGGGCGATGTCCCGGGTTGTTGTTCAACAATTTGACGGCGTTCGGCACCGGTCGTCGTCCCCGCATAGAACCTCCGTTTACCCTTCCGGCACCCGGGCCACACCGCCCGGGCACCCGACCGTAACCCGGCCGACATCGACGCCGCCGGATTGTTGACGCTTTCGCTTTCCGCCGGAATCGACGGCGCGTTTTCGCTGTGTCAGTTTAGCCACACCCGGAAAATCCATCGCGAAGTTGAAAAATCGCCTCCGGAGTCGGTCTTTTTGGTCCGCCCGCACGCCCGCGGGATATCCCCCCCGGTCTTTCGCATGTCGGCCGCTGAAAGGCGAAAGGCGAAACCGGGCATTCGGCACTTCGGGGAAATCGCGCCGACTCGCCTAACTTGAACTTGACAAACGGACGCGTCGTCGTGTCGTGTTTGCTTGTACGATCCGCCGCCGTTCGATAGAGTGCACGTCGAAAGGTCGTGAACACATGCCGTCAAAGTTCGTGCTACTGACGTGGGACGAGGGCGCGCCGCCGGTTATCGGTGGCGGACCCGCAACGCCTCCCGTCTATCCGTCGCAGGGTTTGCCGGGCGGACCCGTCTATCCGTCAACCGGTCCCGTGCCGTTGCCCGGCGTCCCGGTTCAACTGCCCGTGTTCCCGTTCGATCCGACGAACCCGATTGCACCCGGCGGCGAAGCACCCACGCACCCGATTGCGATTGCGCCGGGCGCGCGCTTTGTTGTGAAGTGGCTAGCGTGTAGCGGGTTGATCCTCGTGCCCGATAACTCGTTGCCGCCGACGCCCGAGCCTAAGTAAGCGTCACCACCACACGCGACCCGGATACGTGGTCGACGGCGGGTAGTCGATACGCGCGATTGCGCACGACATACACGCGTCGCGTCGATATCCACCACGACGCCGGGTCGCGCCCGCGTTCGAATCCTTCGAATCCGCCCGCAAGCGTCGCGCTTCCGAACCGGGCGCGCACGTCCGACGTTAGCCACGCCTGCACATCGCCGGGTTCGACGTCGGCGACGTATTGACAGTCCAACCGGTCGCACGTCAACGTGTGCGACGTCAACCCAAGGGAGGCGCGGTCGGGGATCGCGCGGTCCGTCAACCACACCAAATCGACGCCGAATTGCGCGCGTCCGTGCGGCTGTAAAAATCCGCGCGCGGTAATCTGGCGCGCCCGACACGAGCAACAGTAGTGATAGAGCGTCATACGGCGAGGAATGACGCCGCGAACAACGCGAGTCCGAGCGGGACCCATTGCGCGCGCGCCGCGACGCCAAGCGCGCCGAACACGAAACACAACACCGCGGCGACAAGCAAGATCGACCGGGCAGCAACAATGATCGTCATGGTTTCCCCTTCCGTTGTGGCGCGCGCCCGCGGGATTGAAACCCGAACGCGCGGTCGATTTCCGTCACGAGGGCGGCGACGGCGGGCGAGTCGGCGTGTTCGCTGAGGGCAACGACGACGGCGTCGTAAAGTCGTTGGTTGTTGATCGTGCGCGCGACCGGTTGGGCACGTTCGGCGATCATCGCGTCGGCGAGTCCATACGCCAAGCGTGCGATGTGCGCGGGTTCGAAATCGTCGGGCAGAATGCCGGTTAGCGTGTGCGCCGCGAAGTAGTCCCGCAACGTTAACCCAATCACGCCGCGCGGTTCCATTAACCCGGGTTCGATGTCGTCGTCGTGCTTGCCCATCGTCGCGTTACCACTCCGGATATTTCGAAATGATCAAAAGCGTCGCGTGTCCCGGGGAATACGGCGAATAGTCTTTATGGGTAATCATCAACCCGAGCGACGCCAACGCCTCCGCGTAAGGGTTAACCTCCGCGACCAATGCGGGCAAGTCGAGGTGAATTAATCCATATGGTTCTAGTGTCAACACGGGTTGTCTGAATTCGCCGCGCCACATGCGCGCATGATCTAGCAGCTTGCGATACGGTCCATTAGGATCGCACGGACAACGCCCGCGGCCGTCGAACAAGCAACGTAGACCCGCGACGATCCGCGGGCACGCATAGGCGGCGCGCGGCCGGAGTCGATAGCGTGTCCACATCCGGCGATCCCACGCCGCGACCGTTTCGTCGTCGGCGTCGGCGGACAATAGCGGCGAGGGCGAGCGATCCATAAATCAACCTTTCAGCGTGTTGCAGCGAAAGCACAACGATTGCAAATTGTCCGGGTCGAGTAGCGCGCCGCCGTCGCGCAGCGGGCGAATATGGTCGACGCATTGCGCGAGCGTCCGCCGCCCGAGTTGAACACACCGCGAATGTGTCGCGTCGAACGCGCCGTCCTTCCGTTGTCCGCAAAAGGGAAACCTCGACAACCAATCCCGCGACGCCCGCGACCACGTCGCCGTATACCCGCGCGCATGGGCGGACCCGCGATGGTCGTCGAGTCGGCGGCGCGTCGCCCGGGTTGCCGCGCACGTGCACGCGGTTCCGCGGTAGACCAACCCGCCGCAGTCCGGACACGCGCGCGGCGGTTGGTTCGGCATGCCTACGGCCAGATTTCGTAACGCCCGCACGTCAGGCACCAATAGACCGCCCGGCGGCGGTAGGAACGACGACCGGACACGGGGACCGGGGACACGGGCGCGGGCGGGATCGTCGCGTGGCGGGCATTCTGGCGGGTCGGCGAACCGGTTGCGGCGAGGGCGGCGGCGAGCGGCGGCGGCGGGTTGGCGGGCACCGGTGGCGGGTTTCCGTGTGGTCCCCTACGTGGTCCCTTGAGAGTCGAAACGCGTCTAAACGCGTCCGCGTCCGTCCGAACGCGCGGCGGTCGAATTCGACGATTTCGGCCTGATTCTATTGGTTTTGTGTCGATTTCGAGGACGGACGCGGACGCATGCGGATTGGTCCGTGTAGTCCTTTCAAGAGGAAAACGAGCGGCGTAAACGGTCATGTTTGCAACAAGTTACGGGGACGCGGTTTTTCGTGTGGTCCCCTACGTGGTCCCGGGCGAACCCGTCGCCCGTTTGCGTCCCCGTCGTCCAGTGGCTCAGGACGCCGCCCTTTCAAGGCGGCAACGCGGGTTCGACTCCCGCCGGGGACGCCACCTAACCGCCGCCGTCGAGGGCGACGCCGAACCGGGCGGCGGGCGATGTCCCATCGGAACGCCGCCGGGTTCGGTCCGGTCGGCGTGCGCTTGACGTAGCGCCAACGGAACCGTTCCCGCCACCCGCGAATCATCGCGCCGCCTTGCCGGACCGCGCCGCCCGCCGCCCCGTCGAGCTAGCGCGCGGCGTCGTGCGTCGCCGTGCGTCCTCGCCTGCGGCGGTTTGCGGCGTTTTGCGTCCCGGGTTCAACGCCGCCGACGTGACCGCCACGGCGCGCGCTACCTCCGCGTCGGGCGCGTGTCCGTAGCGTTCCAGCATCCGCAACGACGACCACCCGGCGAGCTTTTGAATGACGCGATTGTTTACGCCCGCGTCGAGCATCAGCGTAACGCCCGTGTGCCGCATCGTGTGGTGACTGACACCGCGCACGCCGCGCCCGATCCACCATCGGCGGATCGTGTTCGTCAACGCTTGTTGTGAGGGCACCGCGTCGCCGAACAACACGAACGGTTGATCGGCGTCGACCACCATCGCCGACAATTCGGCCATCTGCGCGGCGGTCACGGGTAACGCTTGCGCCTTGCCGCCTTTGCGCCGGACCGTAATCCGGTTCGCGACCGTGTCGAGGTCGACCGGGCGCAGCGTCGCCAATTCCATCAACCGCCCGAGCGATGTAACCGTGAGTTCGCACAACACCCGGACGACGCGCGGCGCGGTTTTCAACAACGCGAGTTCGGCGGCGGTCGCCGTGCGGATCTTGCGTTCGTCAAATTTCAGCTTCGCGACGCCCGACGATTTGTCGCCGCGCGTTTTCGGCGCGCACGGATTGACCGTCAACCCGGTATCGTCCGCCCATACGACCGCTTGCCGAAACAACCCGCGGATCGCGTGCATGTCCCTTTCGACGGTCGACCGCGCCCGCGCGCGCCCCTTGCGCCCGTCCGACCGGGTGTCCGTCGCGCCGACTCGTTCCGATTGAAATTTCGTGATCTGCCACGACGTAATCGTGTCGAGGGCGGGATCGCCGTCGAGCGAATCCCGGAACGCATGCACGACGCGGATGTCCTTTGCCGCCGACGCCGGATGTTCGGCGAGGACGAACGCGTCGTATTTTTTGACCAACGCCGACAGCTTGATCGCGGGCGTCGTATCGGCCATGAGTCCCGCCGCCTTTTTAATGGCGGTCACGCGGGCGGCGCGGGCGACGTCGAGGGCGACACGGTGAACGTTCGTGTTCGTCGTCCCGCGGTAACGCTGCCCCTTGATTTTGAATACGTAATTCCATGCGTGTTCGCATGGTTGCGCCGGACACGCGCACCGCTTGGTTAGCGTCATCGCGCGCCGCCTTTGTTCCGCGCGCCGACGGCGGCGGGCACCGTGCCCGCCGTCGTCCACGCCGCCAGTAATTCCAGAATCAAGGCGCGCACCGACACGCCGTCGCGCCGCGCCTTCGTGCGGACGTCCGCCCACAGTCCGGCCGGGATTTGGTCGAGCAAATACCGCTTGCCCGTGTCCCCGTGCGGCGTAAACGCTTTCGAGTATCCGCGTTTGGGCGAGGGCATTAGCGCGCCGCCTTTCGCGCGCGCCGTGCCGCTGCCTTGCGCTTGCGGGTCGCTAGACCCTTCGCGCGCATTTCCGGCGTGAACCCGCCGAACGCGCCGCCGCGTTCCTCCGCGAGTCGCTTACCGTGGCGTCGCCGAATCTGCGCCGTCGTCGTGTCGCGTTGGCGGTCGATGGTGCGCAGCACCGACGGCGGGAGTATGAACCGCGCCGACCCGTCGGCGTTTACCTGCGTCACGAACACGGTCGGACCGTCCTCCGTCTTGACCGTTTGCACCATGTATGAGGTCGTGTTCCCGTAAAAATCGACCGCTTGCACGACGGTCGGTTGCGTGTGCGCGCCGTTCGGCAACCCGATCAAGCGCGACAACATTTGGTCGAATTGATTGGCGGGCAACAACGACGACGAACCGTTCGAATCTGCCATAACTGAGCGAATCCTTTGAACCGGGCGCAGCGTCATTGCCGCGACCCGGACCAATAGACTACTAAACAATCATATGTTTGTCAAATCAAAGGGTTTACCGTTCGACGGCGCGTTCGGTTTGTCGTTCGATAAACGCGTCGAGGGCGGCGCGGCGAAACCGGGTCAGCTTGCGCCCGACCCGGACGAATTCGATCCGCCGGTCGGACACCCAATGGCGCAGCGTGCCCGGGGAAATGCCCAACACCGCCGCCGCCTCGTTGACGGTCAACAACCGGTCGGGCGACACGGGCGCGAATTTCATACGTCTAGCGCGACGTCGACCGCGAATCGTGCCGCGCCCGGATCGTCGAACGGTCCGAGTCGCATTGACAGTTCGCCGTCCGTATTCCACGCCTCCGCGATCCACGCGCCGTCCTCGTTGATAACGTCGAACCCGCGATATGTTTCCAGCGTCCGCCGTCCCGTAATGTCGTCGCCGTTGTTCCCGCCGTTGTCGTCGATATTCATTGCCGTTGCCCCTTTCCGCGTTTAGTCGCCCCGGCCCGCTTTGATAAACGCTGCACACGCCAACCCGAACGCCACGCCCGCCAGTAACCACAATCCCGCCACGACCACGGCGGCGACGGTCGACGCAATCATTGACGCGCCTTGCGCGCCAAATCGCGCGCGACGTTCAATCGCGCCATGTCGACATCCGACCCGCCGACGTCGGAATGCGCGCGGCGCGCTTTCGCGCGGAACGCTGATTCGATTTCGTCAAGCGACGCCTCGCGCGACACGCCAAGAATGAACCACCATTCCGCCGCCGACGGCGGTAGCGCCGTATAGCCTGCGAACGCTTGTTCGAGCGTGCCGACGCCGTAACGGTCGATCCGCCGCAACGCGTCGATGTGCGCAGCAATCGCGGCGATGTTGTCGGCGACGCGGTCCCACCGATCACACGCCATGGCGACGCTCTGCCCTTTGCGCGCGAAGTAGACGGCCGCACCAGGGTCGAGCGGCTCGCCGCCCTCGCTGCGCACGCGGCCGTCAAGGCGCGTGGGCACGTTC